CTATGCTGGTCGAGATGCTGATCTGCGCGTCCGGGATAATACCGTACTCTTTGAGAGGGAAATTCGACGAGACCAAGCTAAGGGGGCCGATAAACTGTAGGATAGTCTGCGAGTCTTTAACGACTGTTTTACACCCGATTCTGCTTCCGAAGTTAAAGTGGTGGGAATGGGACGGAGTATCCGAACCCGGAGGGGAAAAAGGACACTGGGGCTGGATACCGAAGGCTAATTTGATTTCGTCGTCCTGGGAGAAGTCCTGGTCTGAAAAACTAAGGACTTTGAAGGTCCGATACTGGAACGAAAAAAGGGGAAGATTCGAGGGGACGTCGAGAATTCAGTTCATGTCGGTCGATCAGGATCCGTCAGACTTCGCTTCCGGTAATTTTCACATAGTCTTGCACGACGAGCCCCCGACGTACGCGATCTGGCGTGAAAACCAGGCCAGGACCATGCGTGTCGACGGAAGAATGTTATTGGCCATGACGTGGCCCGACGATCCCGGAATTTCCGTGGACTGGATATTCGACGAGATTTACGACCCCGGCCAGGGGGTTAATAAGAATAAAAACATCGAATGGATCAATTTATACACCACGGATAATCCTCATTTGAATCAGAAAGCCGTCAAACTCCAGGCGGATAACTGGTCGGACGAGGTTAAAAAGGTCCGAATCTACGGACAGCCGATAAGATTCTCGAACAGAATCCACCCGAATTTCACCGACGTCAGTCAGTATTGGTGTTTTCAGTGCGGAAAGTCAGTGATCAAGGTGGAGGGAAAATGCTCCTGCGGGGCGGAAGTCGTTGAATACAACCACGTGATCGAGGAAGAACCGTCTCAGTCCTGGCCTACGATCTACGTTTTAGACCCCCATCCCCGAAAGCCTCATATGATGTTGTGGGCTCAAATCGATCCGTACGACGACATTCACGTGGTCGCGGAAGCGGACGTCGAGGAAGATCCCGTCGGAGTCAGGATGGTCTGTGACGAGATCGAAAAGTCTCTAAGACTTAGAGTCGCGAAAAGGCTTATCGACCCTAATATGGCCGGAAACCCGTCCGGGATAAGGAGGGAAGTCAGTTGGCGGGACGAATTCGACATGGCGGGGCTTTTTTGTGACCTCGCCTCGGACTCGGACGTCGGAAGGTCGAGGATCAACGAGTATTTAAAACCCGAAAAAACACGGGAACGTCCGAGAATCTTCATCAGGTCGACGTGCGTACAGACTATCTTTCAGATGAAACGGTACGTCTGGGACGACTACAGATTAAAGCTGGAAAAAGAGCTCAAGCAAAAACCCAAGACCAAAAACGACGACTATCCGACTATGCTGAAATACTTACTAAACGAAGATCCGACGTTTCGATTCTACTCGGTGGGAGCGCCGGTCATTTCGAGGTACAAACATGACGGAAATCGAAGACGTGTATGAGGAGGATTTCGAGCTTCCCGAAGAACTCGCGGAAATATTAGCGTCGCTGGAGGAACAGATGAGATTCCTCCGGGACCTGGACTCAACCAACCACACAGTACATTAGGAGGCCACATGGGCGAACTCGGAACCGGACTCGCGCAAGGCGGGAAAGACACTATAAGGTATCGGAAAAAATATCAGGAGTACAAAATCGAGGCCATAACCTCGGGCGGGGAAGTTTTGTCGTTTGAAGACTGGCTGAAACGCCAGGGAATCCAGCCGCCTCCGAACCTCCCAAAATGAGTATCCAGATTATCTGTGACTGTTGCAAAGAGCCGACTGAAAAGGCGGTGGAGCGCGGTTTTCTGACCAAAAGGCATTACTGCGAAAAGTGTCAGGTCCACGCGGATAAGCTGGATGAAGACGTCGACAAGATTCACACAGACCTTGTTGAAAGGTTTACCAAAGACCTTCAGGGTTTGAGAAACCATCATCGTAAAAAGCTAAAGAGGCTGCCCGATGAGTCTGACATCTAAGATCGAATGTGTCGTTTGGTGTCCTGTCTGCAAGCAAGACAAGTATACAGTCTATAAGGAGGAAATGCCCGAGTCCGGGCACTGGATGAACGTCATCAAAGACGACGTCGAAGATCAGAAGAATTGTCAATGCGGCGCGCCGCTCGAACGAAAAGCGGAGATGGGACGGTGAAAAAAACGGGATGTTGTACGATGTGCGACAAGGAAGTGTTTGAGATTGTACAAAGATACGCCCAGGACTCCCCCATTAAAAAAGAACCGATGAAGATCGGCAAACCTTATCCGGAAGCCGTGTTGAAGGTGTTTGTCCTGATGGATGGATCGACTATGGACTTAACGTTTTGCGATCAATGCGATCCCGAACCCAAAGACTTTCCGGTTATCTGGAAGAAAGTGTTAAAGTCATGGGCGCGCGAACTGGACCCGGACCACCGAAGACTCTTAAAACTAAGCCCGTTACAGGGCGAAAAGCTGAAACAGGCCACGATCTGGTTTGAAAGCATGAAGTTCAATTTACCAATGGGGATTATATCCTCCCGCAAATGGAATGAATTATGCCCACAGACTTAGCACAAAAAGCAGCCGGGGTAAAACGCACCCGGTCAAGGGGAAACAGTCTCAAAATCGACAAAGAGGAAATCGCTAACAGAATCTTCGACTTCTATCAAAAAGACGACCGGGATCGAACCGAGGATATTTCCGCCCGGCTTCAAAGATACGCAAAATACAGACAGTGGACCGAGGGAAGGGACTGGATAGGGGAGGAGAGTTCGGACGCCGCAATCCCGGACATGACCACAACGTCTTTGAGAATCCAGGATACGTTACACAACGCGGTAATGAGCCAAAGACCGACTATTGTCTCAAAAGCCGAGTCAAGACAGAACAAGGACAAGCAGGAATCTATCGACAATTTGATAGACTCTCAAATCTTTGTCGAACAAAACGGGGAAAAGATCGTCGAGGAACTCGCGGAGAATTTCGTAAACGACGGCGTGTACACAGCCTTTATCCCCTGGATCAACGAAAAACGAAAAGTCACAGACCTGAGAATCTTCGATCCCATACCGGACCAGATCGTCCCTGAAGTCTATTTTAAGCAGCTATTAAGTGAAGTCTATCCCCAGGAACAAGGGATACCTAATAAGAGCGGATGGGACTGGAAGATCGGAGAAGAAGAAGTCTCGTTTTACACCAAGTCAGACGGCCGGGTTGAGATGATTTCAACGAAAGAAGCCGAGGTGTTTAACGGCCCCCGTCCGATAGTCCTGGATTATGACGACGTTCTCCACCCTCACAGGGCGGCCAATCTTCAAGCCCCCTCCCCTTCAAATCCGGGCGGGGCTTCGCATGTAATCATCCGGGACTTTCCGATAGTAAGCGAGATCAAGAACCTCAAAAGGTCCGGATATTATGATTTGTTGTCCGAGGAAGACCTGGAAAAGTTAGAGAACGTCTCCCAGGATATAAACAAACAGGAAATGAAGCGGCAGAAAGACGACTTCCAAGGGACCCACGAAGCCGGTCGGGAGAAAGTAAAATCTCACAAAGGGCTTACAAGGTTAATATGTTTTGACTTATACGACATAGACGGGGACGGGATCGACGAAGACGTTATCTGGTGGATGATCTTGGAAACCAAGACCTTACTAAAGGCTAAGATCATGACCGAAATGTATCCCGCCATCCCGCCGCGCCGGCCCTTCGCGGAAGCGTCTCTACTCCCTGTAAAAGGAAGGCGTAACGGAATATCCATACTGGAAATGATGGAAGGGCTGCACGACTTAACCAAGCAAATCTTCGATCAGATGGTGGATAACGGAACGCTGACGAACTCTCCGTTCGGATTTTACCGGGCGAATTCGTCAATAAAACAAGAGACCATAAGACTCTGGGCCGGTGAGCTTTATCCGGTTTCGGACCCGAAAAACGACGTATTCTTCCCTTCGTTTTCAAATCAGTCCCAAGCCTTCGGGGTCAACATGGTGACCTTAATAGGCCAAATGGCCGAAAAGCTATCGACCGTCGGAGACTTACAGTTAGGCAGAGTCCCCGCCGGGAAGGCGTCGGCGCTACGGACTGTAAAGGGAATGCAGACCGTTTTAGCCCAGGGCGAAGCCCGGCCCGAAAGAATCCTGAGAAGGTTTTTCATGGGGTTAACTGAAATCTGGAAACAAATACATGAGCTGAATCAAAGATTTTTACCCGAGAAAAAGAAGTTCATGATATTAGGGTATAAACCCGACCAAGACCCTTACCGTGAAATCAAAGACCGCTCCGAAATAGAGGGCCGGTTCAAATTCGACTTCGGGGCCAACATACTAAACACGTCAAAGACGATGCTCCAGGAAAGTTTGAACGCGATGATGATGACTTACGTCTCGCCTATCGCTTTCCAGCTGGGAATCGTAACGCCCGAAAACGTCTACAGGCTATTCAGAGACTTTGGAAAATCTTTGGGGCAAGATCCTGATAACAGATATTTGACCCCTCCGACGCCTGGGGCAAACAAGCCCAAGATTCTGGCCGAAGAAGCCATCACCATGATAATGGACAACGAAATCCCCCAAGGCGACCCGATGGAAGGTCCTATGGAACATCTGCAAAAACTCCAGCAGTTTCAATTCGAGGAAATACAGAGGGAAATGCCTTTCCTGGACGGGTATCAGAAACAGGTATTTGCCCAGTATTTCGCCTCTGTGATAGAAAAAGTCAAGGAACAGCAGCGCCAGGCTCAGCTAATGGCGGCAGCCCAGCAATTCGGCCAGCAAGGCCAGGCCCAGCCCGGAGGTCAGATGGAAGGCCCCCCGATGGTCCAGGAAAACGAATTACTGGATGAAAGCCTACCAACGGCAGGCGGAGGCGGAAATGTATGACAGAGCGGACTGGGAAGCCTTAAAGAAGGCCAAACAGAAGGGAAAACCAGAGCCTATCCAAACAGTCACACAAATTCTCCGTGCGGCCCCGCCGATGGAGATTTTGACCAACTCAGAGGAATGGGACAAGTTTTTGTCTTATCTACAGCCTTTAGTGGAAAGGTCTGAACAAGAATCAGCCTATTTAAAGGACAAACTGACAGATCCGACTATCATAAAACACGAGGAACTGGTCTTTTTAAAGCTCGCTTACACAAGACAAACAGAAAGAACGGAAGTGTTAAAGCTGGTAATGAGCCTTCCGAAAGAGATCATTAAACTAGGCGAACTTTCCAAGAAGACATTGAAAAACCTTGACTTGATTGAAGAATAGGCTATATAGAAAATAATTGGACTTAACCTGAACGATCCAGCACCGGAACCCGGAACCAGGGGCGAAGGGCTATAAGCATCACAAAGGGTGTGCATCAGCACGCCCTTTTTTTATGCCGCAACGGGGTCGGCTCCCGCGACAACGAGGAAAGGCTCGATGACAGACGAAAACGTTCAACCGTCAGAACAGGAAAAAGAAGCAAACGAAATCCCGGCAGTCGAATTCGTCCCGCCCTCAGACGGGTCCTGGATACCAAGGGAACGATTCGATCAAGCCACGGGGAAGCTGAAAGAGGAACTTCAGACTGAGCGTGAAGCCAGAATCAGGGCTGAGACGAAAGCCGAAGCACCGAAAGAGAAACGTTACACAAGGACTGACTTGTTAGGCATGGTGGATGAGGGTCAGCTGACCCAAGCCCAAGCGGATGAAGCCTGGGAACAGCAGTTAAGGAAAGACATTCGGGACGAAATCAACAAAGAATTCGACTCGAAACTGACTGCCAAAGACCAAGCATCAAGGGTCTCGGAAGAACTGAGGAAATATAAACAGGCAGTACCGGACTTGATGTCGGAGTCGGAAAACAGACTGAAGGTGGAAAATGAATTCAGTTACCTTATATCCCTTGGTCAGCCGAACACGTCGGCCACGGAACTCGCAGCGTTAAGGGCAGTATTTGGACCTGTTGATAAATTGAACAAGCCAAAACCAACCTACGAGACGCCGCAAGAAACGTTTAGCGGCAATCAGCCGGAGACCAAAAGTTCTTTGAAACTGACCGACAGGGAAAAACAGTATTACGGAAAAATGATCGACGAAGGGGTATACAAAAACTGGGACGAAATAAAGGAAATGATCGACCACGTTAAAAAGCGAAAGGCCAGATGAAAGCCGCGCTAAAACAGGCCGAGTTTGCCGGAAGACGATTCGGATTACCGCACGGGTCGTACATCGATTCCTTAGTCTCTTTGAGAAAGGCGATTATTCTCTGCTGGAAGTGTCGAAGACGTTTCAACCCAAAGACGGCTCACTACAAAAAGCCCTGGAATGTACCTTATTGTGTGGCTTCGAGATGTGATTCCTGCCGTGAGCTTCAACAGCGGGCCGAAGTCTTTATACCAGAAGACATGAATTACTTGTAATGAAACTAAGGAGAAAACGATGGAATTTGCATATTCACTGAACGGCGCGCCTCCGATCTTCAAAAAGTATCAGATCGGTGAGGCGATGGCGACCGCCGGTGTCCCGGTTGAAATCCCGACCCTGGCTGACACGGCCGGCCTGTTGCTCTGCGAAACCACGACTGCGGCCGACGTTGTTGGCGTCACGCTGGACGCCCAGGCAACCCGTAACACCGCCCAGCAGACTGACAACTCAGACCCGGCGGTGATGGTCACGGTCGATATTAACCCTGGAGCTGTGTACAAAGCCAAACTGTCAGGCGGTGCGACAAGCAATACAGCCTTGACCGAGAACACGAATACAGTCGCTTCGACCACGGGTCTTTTAACGACTCTCGGTCTGGGGACGGCGTACGATGATGGATATATCTGGGGTTATACCGGAGCGAACGCGGGAGTTTTGAGGAAAGTCACCGGAGTAGCCGGGACGAACGAGACTCCAATTATCGCGTTTCCCATTGACATCGCTGTTGGAGACACCTTCCTCGCCGTGACGTTCGGCCCTGCGGAACTGGCCGGAATTCAGTTGACCACGACTCTTGAACAAATCAACGCGACCGCCGATCTTCAAGGCACGGACAACTTCAGGTGCGTCGAACTGGAAGTCAAGAGCCTGGCCGGGTCCGGCACGACCAACAGTTACGCATACATCAAGATTTTCGATCATCTGTTTGCCTCCGGCGGCAGCGTCTAATTAAGGAGAATCGATCATGCCTGTTCCACATATCAGCGAAAACTTCGGGGACCTTCTCGATATTCGCTTTCAAAAGATATTCTACGACGAGTACGACGAACTGCCGGATATGCTTCCGAACCTGTTCTCATTTCCTCCGACCAATGGCCGGAACGACATGAGATGGTCCAGCGTCGGACAGCTACCGAACTTCTCGGAGTTCGCCGGACAGGTCAAGTACAATTCTCAGTCCCAGGGATATGATGTTGTTTCGACTCCCAAAGAGTTCACCAACGGTATCATGATTGAACGAAAGCTCTATGATGATTCCGAGTACAATATCATGGACCTCTCGCCCCAGGCTTTGGCGAACTCAGCCTTCAGGTCGAGGCAGGAAGACGGAGCCCGCGTATTCGACAACGCCTTCTCGGTTGACAATTATTTCTACGTCAACTCCGAAGGGGTGGCGTTGTGCTCCAACTCCCACACCACGACCTCCGGGGCTTCGACTGCAACCGGGTTTGACAACCTGTCCACAAGTTCTCTGACGGCAACGGCAATCGCCGCATCACGAATCCAGATGGTCAAGTTTCGCGGAGATCAGGCGGAAAGAATCTCGGTCATTCCTGACGAGATACTAGGCCCTCCGGATTTGTACGAGCGGGCCTTCGAGATCATCTCAGCCAACGGAAAGCTCGATGTTGCCACAAACAACCCCAACGTCCATAAGGGTAAGTACACGTTCTACGAGTGGAATTACCTGAACGACTCGAACAACTTTTTCGTGATGGCGTCGTCGATGAGGCGCAGCATGCTTCATTGGGTCGAGAGAATCCCGGTTGAGTTTGCGATGGTCGAAGACTTCGACACCCTTCTGGCGAAGTGGCGAGCGTACATGAGGCACGCAAACGCTGTCACGAACTGGCGGTGGATCAATGGGCACCAAGTCACTTAAGAATTCGATAGGTGCGTACGGAAAGTAAAGGCCAGAAAAAAGGTCCGAAATCCGTACGCAGTCTGTCGTAAGGTATTAGGATCAGACGCCCAAATACGGAGGAAACGACGTGGCAAATAAGTTTCACTTTCCCGGTATTCACGATGTAGGCCAACGGCCTCCAACCGGAGTCAAGGGGGCCAAGCCCAAACCGAAAGCGGAGTCTACGGCCAACTGGCCCGGCCTCCCCGGTAAGACTGGGCCTAATCGTAACAAGGCAAATACACCAAAAGTTAAGATTCATCCCAAATCCAAAGGAATCTAAATCATGGCGAGTCTAACCAATTATGGCGGTATCTGGGGCGTGATCCCCGTGACTGCCGGGCAGATATTCTTTGTCGCCCCAAGCGCATCGTACACCGTAAACGGAAATACATATTCCGCTTCGGACAACAACGACGGTCTAAGCCCGGAACGGGCCGTCCTGACCCTCGACTACGCAATCGGCCTCACTACCGCAAGCGTGGGGGATGTGATTGTGCTTCTCCCAGGGGATCACTCCTGGTCGGCGTCAGTAGCAGCAGACGTTGCGGGTATAACGATCACAGGCATTCCGAGAGGGGCGGTACACCACGGGACAAGGATGCCGGTCAGCGGTACGAAATGCCTTTCCTCAGTCACTACAACGGCTTCGGATGAGATCATAAACGTGACCGCCGCAGATGTGGAGATTTGTCATATCCATATCATCCCGGCAGCCGGTTATGAGGGAATCGACTTTACCAACGCCGCTGACAGGCTTCATATCCATGACTGCACGTCTTCGGTAACGACCTCCGAAGATACCGCGACCATAACGATCGAATGTTTGAGCGCAGCGGAGCATGTCTCGATTGACCACAACTTCTTCTACGTTGAAGGCAATCAAGGCCCGGCTATCAGATCGACCGGAGGCCCGATTAACTCCGTGATCGAGAACAACACAGTCGTTCTGGAGGGGGCAACGGCCTGGGATGACGTGATCGAAATCACCACCGGGGCTCTTAATCTGATTATCCGGGACAACGACTTCTACAGCTCAACCGAGACAGCGGTAATGACGGACGTTATCGACATTACAGGCAATACGTCAGACGGTGAGATCCATATAACCGGTAACAGATTCCCGGTAGGATCGGATGCGATTCAGTCCACCGCGTCACCCGACTTCACCCTGAACGTGAATTATCTCGGTACTTCATCTGGAGGCAGCGGCGGCGGTTTGGTGACCGCGTAATGCAGCATATAAAATCTGACTTCCCGAAGGGAACTATCGTAGTAGCGGCTAGTTTTCTGGCAAGATATTACGAGTTTTCAATGTCACTGGAGGGCCTTCAGGTCCCGGACGGAACCAGATTGAATCTGGCAAGGAGCTGTGACGTCGCACACAACTTTAATCAAGGTGTGCGAAAGATGGAAGGTGACTGGGTATTCTTCATGGGGGATGATCACGGATTCGATCCTCACGTCCTCCTGAAACTGCTGGAAAGGGATAAACCAGTCATCCAGCCATTGGTAGTCTCGAAGATCGCCCCGTGGAGACCGTGTATAATGCACGGGCCCTACAAGGTGGGGATGCCCGTATACAGATGGGATGAAATACCTACTAAGGGGGTTTGGGAGCTACCGAAAGGCGACTTTGTAGGTCAGGCCGGAATGTTGGTTAAGAAGGAAGTCCTGGACGACATTGGAGACCCCTGGTTTTTACCGGGCCAGTTGGAGCAAGATCGACTTCAGGAAGATTTGTATTTCTGCCAAAGACTTCAGGAGAAAGGATATACGATTTACCAAGACTCCGATCAGATACTAAGCCATTGCGGCCATATCGAAGCGAAGGCGGTAAGGACGGAGAACGGCTGGGTCCCCGCGATAAAAAGCGGAGACCGGACCCTGGCCTTCCCCCATCTGGTAGGAGAGTCGGATTCAAAATTACCTGACGTCGGTAAAGGCCGGGTACTAAAATGGAAAACAGCATAAGCCCCACAGCCCAGTTAGGCGAAAACGTCAAAGTATGGCAATACGCCACAATCTGCGATCATACCGTGATTGGCGAAGGCTCGGTTATCGGCAGTAGTGTCTGGATAGGCAAAAGATGCCTGATCGGAAAGAACGTCAGAATACAGCATGGTGCCTTTATCCCGAATGACACGATAATCGAGGATCACGTTTTCATAGGTCCTAACGTCACGCTGACCGATGACAAATACCCACGGTCAGGAAACAAGCATTACCTAGCCCAACCCCCCTTGATAGGACGCGGAGCCTCGATAGGAGCCGGAGCGGTCATTCTGCCCGGAGTCTTGATTGAGGCCGGTTCGATGATAGGGGCCGGGGCGGTAGTAACTAAAGATGTTGGTTTCGGAGACCTCGCCAAAGGCAACCCGGCAAGGTCGTCCTATACTGATTCTGCTCACACTCGTTAAGGAGCCGTTATGTCACTTCTACGCCCACATCAGCGCGAAAGAATGCTGTCTGACAAAGCCGTTTATGAAACGCAATTAACAAGCCCGAACATCCAGGACAAGGGAGCAGTCCAGCAGCAGCTAAGGCGCATCAACCATCAAATTGAGACCCAGACCCCCCAGCCTTACAAAGGCGAGGATCTGGACAAAGCCGTTCGCCGTGAGAAGGAACTTCGTCAGAAATTGAGCGAAAGCATGCCATCCCACGAGGAGATGAGAAAGTGTCCGCCAGGGGCGGTTGGGAAAGAGATGGAGTTTCAGAAACGTCATAAGAAAGACGTTCTCGAATGGAAGGAAATCCGGCTTCGGCTGAACCCGGATACGGACGATCCGGATATTGCGAACCTGGAAAGATACCGCCCGGAAAGATCAACCTTGAACATGGACAACGCTGTCATTCCCGGAAAGCAGTATTACTTTCCCTCCGAGCCGTACAAGGAGAACTACGACAACATAGACTGGGAAAAGAAAACAGAAACTCCGGAACGACCGAAAAAGGCCAAGAGAAAAACCAAGTCAAAAAGCAAAGGCTGGACTCCGGAAAGGCGTGAGGCCCAAAGGCTTGTGATGCAAAAGCTGCATGAGAAACGCAGAGAGGCGAAGTCATGAGCTTTCCGTGGGTCTATTCCAGCAATTTTTCGACTTCCGCCACTCCGTTCGGCTGGGACAGCGAAGCCGACACGGACGGTGTGTTAGACGTTGCTCACTACACGGAATTAGCCAGATTCCCCTGGCCGACATGCGCCCCATACCGTGGGGCTTACTGTCTAAGGGCGGCGCTGGCTGGAGGGACGAACGATGCGTACGTCCTTGAGGGAGACATTAACATCGCTACTAGTGCGAATAACTTTTTCCGGTTTTATGTTTGGCTTAGTCCTGATTTTACTGCTACTGCGGATGACACTGTTAATCTATTTGAGGCTCAACAGACTAGTAATGCGGCAGAAGTCACGTTCGGTCTCAGAGTCGTCGCCGCAACGGAAGTAATCAACTTCGGAATAGGCGAAACCGCCCCGACGAGCTGGGGGACCCCCGCGATTGAAAGGGGGGTTTGGTACTGCATAGAGATCGACGCGACCATAGACACAGGTGGAAACGACGGAACCATAGACTTATACGTGACCAAGGAAGGCGACCGTCCGGCTACGAGTGTGTTTGCCACGCAAGTCGCTTCTTTGACCCAGGGCGCAGTGACTCACGGAGTCCTCGGGCCTCAAGGTCATCTCGCTACCACCACAGGAACCATCCTGTTCGATGAGTTCGTTCACGACGACGCAAGAATCTACCCTATTGAGAGCCGGTATGGCGAATACTTGCTAATGTCGGAATCGGGCCATGCTTTTGTAGGTCCGGGAACGATAGACAATATCAGCCTCTTATCAGGGGCGGGAACGGATAATGTAGTCTCGGTATACGATACGGACGAGTCAGACACTAATGATGCGTCTAACATCGTGACCGAGCTTAAAAACACGGCCAACAACGAGTTAGTCGATCCTGCCGGTATGCCCGTAGATTTAAAGAGAGGGGCTTATGTAAACCTTTCCGGGACCAACCCAAGGGCTTTGCTCAAGCTAAAGAACGTAATCGCCTTTTCAACCGCGATGGTAAGGAATATCGGAATCCGATGAGCACAAAAATCCACCATATCCCTGCGATAGCGGGTATACGAGACCTATATACCCTACTGGACGTAATCAAGAACAAGGACAAATATACAAAAGTCCTTAACGAGCTTGAAAAAGCCAGACTTGAGGCCAACGACTCATTCTCCAAGGTCGGTAGTGCGGAACAAATCGACAATCTCCACAAACAGTCTGTCGTTAAATACGAACAGGCCAAGCACGCTTTACTGACCGCCCAGGAGAAGGCCGAGCAAATCACCCAGGAGGCTGGACAGAAGCAAAAACAGATCATGGTCGAGCTTGACAAGAAGTCTGTAGAGCTTGACGCGAGAACCAAAGAGTTTAACGACAGGATGAATGTAATTCAGTCAGGACTTGAAACAAGAGAGTCCGAGATCACCAAGCGTGAACAAGCAGCGGAGAAGAAAGAGACCGAAGCAAGGAAAGCGATACAGGAAGCAAACAAAAGCAAAGAAGAATACATCGAGAAGCTCGGTAGGATTCGAGCTATGTCCTCTGAACTGACTTAGGAGAAAACCATGAAAGAAATTATGGATTGGCTGAATGGCCGGAAAATGGCGATTGGTATTGCCATATACGTTGTAGGCCAGGCGCTTATCGCATTGGGCGGCGCAATCCAGATGCCTGAGATTGTCGGTCTTGGCGAGTATTTGAATGGTGTCGGGACCGGATTGGCCGGATTGGGCGCGGCTCATAAGGTTATGAAAGGCGCGTGATGAGATACAAAACATCATACGCCGCTTTCTTTCTGTTTCTAACGTCTTGTGCGTTTCTAAGCCAGCCCAAGACCCCCCAAGACTGGGTAAACGAAGCGAACCTGATGATCACCGCGACCGCGAATGTCGTACGGACTCAGCACACGGACGGGCTGATAACCACGGAAAAGAAAGACAGATATAAGGAAATACTCGTACACCGGGCACGTCAGGTGGACGACGCTCAAAGTCTGTTGGACGAAATCAAGACATTAGGTGACGATATACAAGTCCGAAAGAACGAGATATTGGCGATAAACAAAGCCAAGCTTGTAACCAGAATACTAAGGGAAATACAACGAGAGCTCGCGGAGAACGCCAATGGACGCTAAATACTATGGCCTTTTGAAGCTCCTGATCGACGCGATGGAAATCGGGGTCGAGTACCAGAGGTTACGGGCTTTGATAGACGAGGCGGAAGCGGATGGGATGTCGTCGGAGGAAATCACGACATTGATAAGAAACATCCGGGACGAAGCCCTTGCGAATCTTTAAGGGATAATCAGCGCCCCCTGCTTAGGCCCTTTCAGGGCCTTCTTTTTATGAGCGCCATAGTCAAGATATACTGTGCACGAGGCATAGTATGGCTGAAAGACGGACGAACGACGATAACGTATCAGTTCAGATATTGCATGAACAAGAAAGTCAGACAGCAAAACGCGGCGAGATTATTTTTAAAACGGTACGGTTATGAACGAGCCAGCGCATGGCGAGACTGCGGATCTTATTCCGAAGCGGTATTCAAGAGGAAGCGGTAATGAGCGAGATCAGATATTATATCCTGCCTGCGATAAGAGACCCGAGCTGGCAGAACAACCCCGACAACACCGGCCCGCCTCCGGACGC